ATAGAGAATCAACGTGGTGGCTTAACTACCGCAGAACAATCGGTCAGGCAGAAGCTGAGTCCTATTCGAGAGTGGGCCGCTAAACAGTCTGGAAACACGATGAAAGCGTGGAACAACTTAATCTACGACAGCACCATTGACCAAGTAGACCCAGAGCTTACGCTCGCACAAGCACAGAAACGCTACGGTAAAGAAACAGTAGAGGGTACAGACCAAGAGGGTACAGCCCAGCTAAAGATAGACCGCTACAAAGAGTTACGAGCCATCTACGATAGCCCCACTGTTGGCGCTGAAGGTAGAAGGGCGTATTCCAACTTACGTAAATTGTATAAAGATCAATACAACCAACTAACTGATACGTTACAAAATCGTATTGACGGTCTGCCGATTGAAGACCAACAGAAGGCTACGCTCAAAAACGAACTATACGCCAAAATGTTAGAGGCAACTAAGCTGGAGCCATACTTCCCGTTGACTCGTACCGGCACGTATTTCTTGTCTGTGAAGAACCCCAAAGAAGGTGCCGACTCCGCTGTGTTCGCTTTTGAAGATTCTGGAGAACGTCTAAGAGCAATGGAAGCCTATGAAGCAGAAGGCTATGACGTAGAGACGTTCAGTCCCAACGATAAGACTTCCTATGAAAACGCACCTTCCGGCTCTTTTGTCTCCACGATATTAGGGATTATGCAGGCGAACAAAGTGAACCCAGAGGTTCAAGAGCAGATAACACGTCTGTTTATTGAGTACCTACCAGAGTCTTCTTTTGCTAAGTCATTGCTTCGACGTAAGGGCACTGAGGGTTATGACGTAGACGCTGTAGAAGCAGCCCGTACGAAGGCTTTTGATCTGGCACGTCAGGTGGAGCGCATCAAGAACTCGCGGTTAATCGACGACGCCGTGCAAAAAATGGTCGAAGCTAACCCTGAAATGAAAGGTAGCCCAGAGATAGCGGAAGTGGTGGATCGCGCCAGATTCGCCGTTAATCCTCCACTCGATAGCCTAGCCAAGAATGCAAACCGTATGGCGTTTCTGTGGACAATCGGTTTCAACGCTTCGTCGGCATTGGTCAACTTATCTCAGATACCTCTGTTTGCGTACCCAATGCTGGCAGGTAAGTATGGGTTCGGCGCTACGCGAACCGCTTTGGGTGGTGCTACTAAGTTGTTTATGGGTGCCCCAAGCAATAGAACCACTGAAAGCCTATTTGGAGATACACAAACACCAAGTTCGATAAAAGATGCCTTACGTAAAGGTGATTTAGAGTCGGCAAAAGTCGCTCTTACCGAAAAGTCGTTGCCTTCACTGGACAACTACTACACGTTTACTCGTGATGAAAAAGGTAATCTCGTCTATACGGTGCGTGAGGACTTAGACCTTGATAAAAAACGCGTCGATGAACTGAAAGAGCTTATACCGCTGATAGAGCTTGCTGCTCGGCGGGGCCAACTCAACTCCTCGTTTATTGCCGACACACTCAGCACGAGTCAAGCAGGGCGTAGGATGTCTAAGTTCGATGCGGTGACGAACGCTTCCGCCCTTATGTTTCACGAAGCAGAGGTGATGAACCGACAAGTCACTATGGTGACAGCGTACAAACTAGCTCTTAAAAAGTTTGACGGTGATACACAGAAAGCTGCCGAAGAAGCTGTACGTGAGACACAGTTAATCAACGGCGGCGCTACGTTAGAAACCGGCCCTCGTTATGCACGCAGTAACATTGGACGTGTTGCCCTGATGTACAAAGCGTATGGCATTCAGATGTACTACACGATGTTTAAGTCTGGTAGACAAGTTGTAGAAAATTTCTTTCCGGGTGATGACGCTAAGAGCAAGACGTTACGTGACGAGGCTCTAAAACAGCTTGCTGGCGTACACCTATCCGCTTTGTTCTTTGCAGGAGCGCAGGGACTACCGTTGTACGGTGCAGCGGCTATGCTCTATGACATGTTCAAAGAAGACTACGAAGAAGATGCCGACACCGTGCTTCGGCAGTACCTAGACAGCGACGTGCTGTTTAAGGGCGCTCTGTCTGAGATAACTGGAGTCGATGTGTCGCAGCGCGTCAAGCTGACCGACCTACTGTTTGAGGCTGACAGGTTTAACAGTGACCCATCGCCAGAAGAAGAGTTCGCTCACTTATTCGGTGGGCCTGCGTGGAGCATCTATTCGCGAGGTAGAGAGGGTATAGACAAACTGCGTAAGGGCGAGATAGAACGAGGCGTAGAAGATCTTATGCCGGGAGCAGTGCGTAACGCATACAAAGCTGTTATCAGGTACCCAAGGGATGAAGGCATTTTGACTCGACGTGGTGATCCTATCTACGATGACATTTCAAATGGCGAGTTATTAACGCAGTTGATGGGCTTTCCGCCTGTTGAGTACACCAGACAAGCAGACGAAACCTCTGCGGGCAAACGCATAGACGTGGCTGCAAGTGGTAAACGGCGAGACCTGCTAAGAAGTTACTACGTGGCGCTTAGGTTTGGTGACACTGAGGGTATGTCGGACGTGTTCAACGAGATCATGGAGTTCAACAAATCCAGTGCAGTGCAGCGTGACCCTAAAAAAGCGATAGGCCCAGATACCATAGAAAGATCTATGATAGGGCACATGACTCGCTCTGCTGAAATGCACAACGGGACGACGCTATCACCGTATATGAAAGCTGCGGTAGACGCGCAAGGGTTCTTATAAAAACCCCCCTACCGTAGGAAGGGGTGCTACGGCAGAGGGGTGGATGGGGATAAGACTCAACAGGAGGAGACCGACTGACCTTATCGGAGCGGATCGTATCACACCAATCTCCAAACACGAACACCTAAAAACGCACCTTCTAAGACGCCCTTAGCTCGTATATCCCACTCCATCTCGTCTACGCAGATGCGTTTAACCTGCTGTATAGCCTTATCTGTATCGACGCACGGTATGAACACCGAACTGCCTACCACCATAGCCCCCCAATCTACGACGATACGTACCCCATCAGGGTTCAAGTCGCGTGTCTTGAGGGCTATGTATACCACTGCCGCGCTGTTTTCTTAGCTTTGCCGTCTACTAAACGGTAACGGTATGTGATGTTATACACAGCATGAGCTTTTAAGCCGGTGATCTTAGCTATCTCTGCACGTTTCTTACCCTTGGAGTAAAGGGATAACACCCGCTCTATCTCGTCCTGCGAGTAAGTCGGCTTCTGCTTTAGGCTTCTGTTGTCGTGCGGAGAGGAGGTAGCGTTCCTAAACTTCTTCCCCAGCTCCGCCGCTTTCTCCTGTGCTCTTATCGCCGCCATGAATGTTGTCGTCATATAGGTTGTCCTCGCTCACAGTAGTTTCTCCAAACAAGTTACAGTCAACAGCTATCACTCGCATGTTGGGTATCATTGACCCTGCATGAGTGCCCTTTCCAAGCCGCATCTGCACACGTTTCCCACCCATGCTCTTCATCATGCCTTCCACTAAGGCACTGTAATTCACCTGATGTGTCGCACACCAAGACTTCAAAAACCTCGGTACGACATACGCCTTCTTGGTGTCTGTCTCATACCGCGCCACTAGCTTACCCTTCGGCAGTGCGTCTGGTATGACGATAGAGTCCAGCCCATTGCCAGAGTTGCTACGTAAGTCATCCGTGCTCTTGAGTATCAGCACGTTGTTGTAGTTCTCGGTAAGGTAGTCGCTCAATGTCTGTTCGATAGACACGCCCATGTCACCCACCGACTCTAGGTTGTCCTTCAGTAGCTTCACAACCCACTTGCCAAGTGCTTTCATATCGTAATCAATAAGTCCTAGTTCATTCGCAATGTACGCACCAGCTAGTGTGGTAGCGGCTCCGGCAGACCAAAAGCGGTTCTCCGCTGTAAGCCCCGCTGCTTTGTCAATTTTACGCTGCATGTGGAAGACTAAATTCCGTACGTCTTCTAGGTTCTGTATGACATATTGAATGTAGATTGGCCCAGCGTGCCCATAGTTTTCTGTTATGGATATATCGAACTTATCGGTCTCTCCTTTCTCCTCCGTGCTGTCGAATACACGTTGCGCTCTCCACTCCAGTATCCTCTGCGCCTCTGCTTTCGGCGCTTGCTTGTCCGCTGAAATACGTTCAATGACACTGGCATTACCTGTAGTTACACATGATAAGTGCCACGGTTCCCCACGAGTGCGTTCGAGGTTAGCCCCACCAGCCATACGTCCGCGCTGTTCGCCAGAAGATATTTGATACGCCAACTTACTTAGCTGCTTACTCTCCGCGTTAGTCATCTCATCTATGTAAAACGGTAGACTGTGCAACACCTCTGCGCGATTAAACTTTATCGCGTCAGTATCCTCTTCAGTTATCATCATACCTTTCTTGGCACCCCACACCGAACCCGCTACCCGTATAGCCGCTGTTTTACCGCACCCGCTAAGTGGACTGTGTATGTGTAACGCGCAAGCGTTTTGAGGTAAGAAGCTCATTAGCGGAGAGCCGAACGCTGTACATACAACGTACTGGTGCATTACTAGTTCAGGCCGCGTGTTGTAGAAATTAGCCATCTCTTTCCACGCCTCCAACGTACCCTTCGGCTTGAGGTATGGGATTAGTGCAGCGGTAGGTGTAGACGGTGGGTTATGTTCAATACGGTCTGCGTATATCTCTTTGTCCCCTATAACAAAGGCATCCATGTTCTCGTCTACCCAACCGAACTGGCGACGTGCCGTGGCTGCTGTAGAGGTTGCTTGTAATTCGTTTACCCAAGTAATCATATATTGCATCAAATCGTTTATTTGAGGGAGGGCGACACCTTGTACCGCCATGTTTTTTCTAAATTCTTCTCGTGAGGTTATCGCCGTAAGAGGCACTACAAACTCACGCACGCCGTCTTTCGGCAGGTGTATCTTACAAACTACGGACTCACCTTCTTCTGCGTCTATCAACCGCTGCGTCACATACACGTCATGGTGGTAGATAACGTGCTCATCAACTTCTCCGTCTGGACTTATGTCCCTGACGTACACACCGCCGTTCTGACCACGAAAGTACGGGCGTGGGTAGATAGGTATAACGTGTTGTATAGAAATATCTTGACCAGTGTTTTCTGCAACAAGCGTGCCTTCAACTGTCTCTAGTTCACCAAAACTTTCTTCGATAGCATATGTACCGTCTTCGGTGACCTCTGCCTCAGCAACCTTGCGCCCCAGCACAATCGGTGAACTGATCTTACCCCAGTGCGGGCATTCTGTGCAGATGCTACCCTCGTTCTCGTCGAATGTTGTGCAACGGTACGGGCCTTTTATCAGGTCTAGCTTCTTGAGCGTTAGCTCTGGTGTGTACTCAGCGTGCTGTTCAGATATTTTTTGTGCGGCTTTCTCACCGTCCTCGCAGAACTTAGCGATGGACAGACCCGCCCTCCACATAGGTTCACTCGCCTCGGCTTGGCCTTTCACTATGCGACTCAACTGTTCGCAGCCAATCCCTTTTTGAGACTTCATAAGAATGTCTATGAACTTATGTTTGTAGTTCTGAACTATCGCGTCACGCAGACTTGCTGGGCCTTCCGCGTTCGTACGCTTGTAGGGAACTGGTATCGTGTCTATGCCCAGCTTGCTGGCAAAGAAGTCGAAATTAACTGTATCTGGCTTTTCACCTATGACCTCCACAGGTGCAGGTGTCTCAGGCTTGTGGTTGTGTGTGCCTACTATACGCAGCACTCGCGCTATGTCGGCGGGGACTGCGGGGTCTATCTCAAGACCAAACTCCTTGCACTTGCGCTTGAAGTGATCGGCTACCGGCTTCCACTGCTCTACAGGCACGGACTCAGACAAGACCCAGTAGACGTGTATGCCACGCCCAGAGTTAACGATAAGAGGTTTTGGTAGCTCTAGCGACACGATAAACTCTTGCAGTCTACGTAACGCATCACCTTGTGTAGCAAAGCCTTTGCCTTCGGCTACCTTGTCCTCACCGCAGTCTAAATCTAAGAAGAATGACTTTATCTGTTTGGCGTCTTCGCCCTTACGAGTGCCTTCTTCCTTGAAGTTACTCATAGCAAAGTACATGTCCCACCCTTCACTGTCGTGATATTCGGCGGCTTCTGCTAGTTCATCTGCTGAATGAAAGTATGTTTGCCGTACTCCACCTGACGCTAGGCCATACTGAAGAGCGACATACACACCTTCTGTGGGTAGTACCCACCGTAAAAATTCTCTTGTATTCATGGTTGCACCCAATGCCGAGAGACACTATGGCAGGGATGTCGGCGCATCCTCTTCGGCAGAACCTAGCCATAGTGGAGTGATTGCTAGTAGTTAGTCGTCCCAACTATCAACAATGGCACTCAGATCGTCGTCATCTTCCTTGGGTGCGGGGGCAGATTTCTTTACGACCTTCTTGGGTTCCTCCACCTCGGAGGTATTTGGCTCATCACCAAATATATCGTCAGAGTCATCGTCATCTAATGCGACATCGGTGCTCTTGACACTGCTAGTAGTATCACTAAACGGGTTATCAGGCTGTGCTACGAAGCCGCCTTCCACAACGCCAAAGGGCGAACGTGACACCATAGGCTTGTATTCGATCACCTGCACACCGTTCAGACGTAGGCTAACGCCGTTGTCCCGCATAGAGTACGGTACAAAAGTGAAAGCAAGATTCACGGTACTGCCGGTAGTCAACTGAAAGTCTGTTGGCAGCTTGTTGTTCTGCGCGTCAACTTGTAGCGGTGGCGTGGTCTTGTCGGTGCCGTAAGCACCCTTCAGCTTGCACTTGCCGATGTAGTTCCCGTCATCGTCCTTCTTGAACGGTAGCGGAAACTTATCAGGCCAGCTTTTCTCCTTCTTAGCCTTGTAAGCCGTAGCCATTCCTTTGTACAAGGTCTTAGCTTCCTTCTCAGACATCACGAAAGACATAGAGTATTCCGCACCGTCATCCAATGGATCACACTTAACAGACGCACCGTTCTTACCAGCCTTGTTATCGAACTTGTAAGTGGTGTCGAGTTTTGGGTAGAGGGCTTTTACGCCTTCAATTGTGTAGTACATAAAGTCTTCAGCCATTTCGGTCTCCTAATTGGCTATTTATATTGAACCCTTCAGTCGCAGCGAAGGGCGAACCTTCGCGGTTGTGTGGAACAATGTCGAAAGCAATAGCTGCTAACGTGTCATCTGCATCCACCATTCCCCTAACTAAACGCAGTTCCTCTTCTTCTAACGGTCTTTGTGGGTAAAAGAACAGCTTTGGTACGGGGCTACCCGCATCGAAACTTATCCTCGTCACCACCACTGCACTGGGCGTTCCATGCCCACTCAAAAACTTGGCGTAAGCCTGTAGAGGCATAGAGCTTCTACCTTGGGCCTTGCCAAATATGGATGAGGCAGGTACTTGCAGTTGATACACAGTGTCTAACGCTTTCTCTTCAACAATCGCTAGTCGCTGGCTAAATCTGCAAGCCCTACCCCCTCCAGTGCCAGATCCTCTGATGTTCTGTGAGCAATCAATACATCGCGCACTCTGTCTTCGGTCTGACGGCACATCGGGTGAAGGTCTCTGGGTATCGCTAGACCAGCATGTAGGCAGACGTTTGACGGTGGGGTCGTAATCATCTTTATAGTACGAACGCGATACTTTCGCTGCGTTCACTATGATTACATCTACCGACGACGTGTCTGTCTGAAAGTCCAACCCAGTAAACTTGTTACCCTGTAAACTGACTCGACGCATTACACATCTTCGTCAGGATCAAACGCTGTGGGATCAAAGTCATCCACGGTAGTTTCTTCCGCACCTTCTTCGGATGCGGTGCCTTTCAGTAAAGCCTCTGCAATGCTTGCCAAAGCAAACCGCTGAGTCTTACCTACCTTGATGTACGTGTTCTCTGGAATGACCCCATCTCGTACCCATTTACGGGTCGTGGATAATGACACACCAAAGTGCTTCGCAACATCTTCTATTGGAACTAACTGCTCCATTACGCCTTCCTTATTGTGAGTGCGAACTCTGCATCTACATTCAAGCCCTTTGGCAAAAGGTCTGGGTTTTCTTCTAAGAACTCCCGTACGTTCTTCTGATTCAGGCGCTTATCCAAGAACTCAGGTACACCATGCTCAAGAATGAACTCGTGCATGTGCTCCCAGTCGCTAGTCCAATACTTCTGCTTAACCGTACGGTAAAACGTACCAGCATCGGTCTTGACACTCTTGATGTCGTTCTCTTTCAAGTAGCCAAGTAGCGCACTCTTTATTGTGTTTTGCTGACTAACTAGCTTGTCATCAGCCTCCTTAAATTCCGCAGACAGGCGCTCCCGTTCAGTCTTAATCTTGAGGTAAACCTCAGTCATCTTACCTAACGGTAAACCATCTACGTCTTTCGCATCAGCCATGTCTTCGTCCTTCCATTGCCGAGAAATGCAATATAGTGGTAGGAAATGGTTTAATCAAGTATTTCTTTGTAAAGATCAATAATTTTTGTATGTGTGTCTATTTTGTTATCTAGTAGTGCGTACACACGTTTTTCTATGTGAGATCCTTGTAGCTGTACCACCGTACACTTGTGATCTTGCCCCGCTCTGTGAATACGTGCGTTGGCTTGAGCGTATGTTTCTACCGAACTGGTTGGCCCCCACCACACGATTGTGTTTGCAGCAGTCAGCGTAACGCCGTGTGCCGCAGCCTGTGGCTGTATGACCAGCACTCGTGGGCTGTCAGTCTCTTGGAACTCTTTGAATATGCGCGTGCGTTCAGTCGCACTGACTGCGCCGCTGATGACCTCGGTGGGTATCTTGTCTTTACGTAGCTTCTCGGAAAGTAGCTGTATTGTGTGTTTGAACGGCACGAAGATCAGGACTTTCTTGCTGGACTCGTCGATCACCTCACGCAGCACCTTGTATCGGTGCTTGATGTCGAACTCCACCACCTCTTTGTCATCGGTGTACACCGCCCCAGAACTGATTTGCAGCAGCTTATTCATGTTTACCGCTGCCGTAGCTGCCGTGACTGTCTCTTCAGCAGCCTCCATGACCATGCGGTTCTTCAGTTCTTTGTAGTATTTATCTTGCTGGCGGGTCAGTGGTACCTCGCGAGTTGTGTATATGATGTCAGGTAGATCAAGACATTCTTCCTTGGTGAACCGTATCGCTGGCTGTAAGGCATTGAACACTGTCTCCGTGGCGTTGGGCTTAGGCACCCACTTGAAGTTAGTCACTTTGACCATGACCTGATCGCGGAACGAGCCAAAAAAGCGTGGCACAGCCTTCGGGTTAACAAGTTTAGCCAGCCCGTACGCATCCAACGGACTCTGCGCAGCAGGGGTACCCGTCATCATCCACAGCCATTTGTCTGGCCCAAGTAGCCTGTTGAGTGTTTTCCAGCGGTCAGTTTGTGCGTTCTTGTAGTGAGTTGCCTCGTCCACAATAACTAGGTCAAACCCACCGTTGGCTATGGCGTCTGAAACGATTGCCACACCGTCATAATTTATTATGACAAACTCCGCATCGCCTTCGATTACAGTAGTTCTTTTCTTTGCTGAACCGTGAGCTATATCTACCTTGCGATGCATGGCAAAGCTGAACAGATCCTCTCGCCACGCTGAATCCATAATAGATAGAGGGCAGATAACTAAAGCACGCTTGATACGGCCTTGCCTCATCAAGAAGTCTGCCGCCCAGATAGCACTGGCGGTCTTACCCGTACCCTGTTCGTTGAAGCAGAACGCACGTTTGTTGAGCGTCAAAAACCCAGATGTAGTCTTCTGGTGTTCAAATGGTTTGTACTTACCCGTCCACCGATACTGCCCTTCGATAGGTGACGGTGCATGAATGTCGAGATTTTTGAGTACGTGAGCCTCGTCTACCCCCCAGTTAACCACCACACGGTTACCTGATAACTCCCTACTCTTTGGTATGACATCGGTTACTTTTCGTGGGTCACGTAGCCGCAGTAGCAGCGCCTTGTTGTCTATGACTTTCATATCTACCCTTCATGCAAAAAAGCGCGAAGTGGGTGTCCACTACACGCGGTTAAATAGTCCCGCCATCGGGCACGCGGACGGGAACGCGCAGGAGAGAGTGTGTTGCTCCCTGCCCTAAAAAGTCCCAGCTTCGACCACACGGCTGGGGGCGTGCCAACAGGCAGGAAATGCCTCGGTCTAATACGTCATCATTAAAGTGAGAAGAAAAGACAGTAGATAGATCGTCATAATTATACTTATGCCAATCAATATGCCTGTCTTCACCTCATCCTTACTCACCTACGTCTTGGTCTTTGTCCGTTACGGCTGCGGTTAGCACTCTTGCTCTCTATCCGCACGCCGTCTTTGTTGCTGCCACCCTTACTCAGCATCTTGTTGTGACTGACATCTTTACCCTCACGCTTGTCAGCTTTGCCATTCTTGTTGGCGTCGCGTCCAGCCTTATCCATAGCACGCCGTGCACGCTGTCGCTCCATCCTAGCTTCGTGTGCGGGACTGCCAACTGGCGGGTTCTTCTGCTTCTTACGATCCGCTTTGTTCTTGTACGGCATCAGTTCTTTCCGTTGTGTGGGCACTCCAACACAGGGCACCATGCTTTGCACAACCCACTGGGGTTGGGGTTCCACGTATCGTTCTCAAAAGCTGTTTCCATGTCGCTGTACTTACTCAGCCACTTAGTCCACAACTTCTCCTCTTCCTTTATGGTGTAGCGATCTCGTATCAGATCATTACTTACCACAAACAATAGCCCAGCCCGAACAGTCTCCACTTCGGGGTAGTGCTTGAAAGCCGCTAGAGCCATAAGTTCTAACTGGCCCTTATCAGCGTATCTTGCCGACTTTCCTGTCTTGTAGTCAATAACCCAAGCTAATTTTTCTTCACTATTTAGTATCAATAAGTCTGCGATACCACGAAACCACACGTCACGAGCAAAGAAGCTACATGCTTCTAGGTCTTCGGTCAGTCCCATCTTGATCTCACATAGCTTCTCGCCTTTCTTGGCGTTCAGTGCATCTAACATACCCTGTGCGTAGCTGAACCGTGGGTCAAGTTCACCACCGTCGCGGATGTATTCTTCCGCAGCTTCGTGAAAAGCTGTTCCATACAACGTAGCCTCAGACTCCTTGAACGGATACTGCTTGAGCACCTTCTCATGGTAGAACTGCTTAGGGCATTGCTGAAATGCCTTGATCTTACTGAACGACCACGGCGCTACGCTCATTTGTATAAGTTACTTTCCCACTGACACACCTCATTTATGTGCGTATGTCGAGTGGTGGGTTCTATCATGCCAACTTTAGTTACCCAACCTAACCGCCGCAAAGAGTTAACCATAGCTCCCCACACGTTATGGTGGTGGGGTTCCGACATGCCTTGCTCTCTACAGTAAGCGCATACTTTTCCACCCTCTACGAAGCGATTTCTAGCCAAATACCTAGCAGCGTGGTGGTAGTAGTTCTGTTTCCATTCGTCGGGTTCATTTTCACGAGCACGTACTACCTCTGATTCAATAAACTCGTGCCTATCCATATCTTCCTTCATTCACAGTCTCCATATGCTTTAGCCATACCGCTCTCACACTCCAGCGGCAATCCCTTCGCCCACTTGGGCACGTATCTCATACACTTCTCAACGTACTTCTGGGCCTCTTCTGCTTCAGACTCAGGCACACATGCGATGACTGAGTCGTGCACTGTCAGCACCGCTCGGTACTTGTTGTTTATCAGCAACATCTGATCGCCTATCACACAACGTGCTAACGCTTGGCAGACGTTCTCTATCACTTTACCACCGTAGATCCGCGTCCGACCTTTGCGTGTCTTGTAGCTGTACTCTGTCCCCTGTGAGTTTTGCTCTCCCTTGAGACCCTCATAACGCATTAGGAGCTTAGACGGTAGACGTATAGCTTCCCGGTTTCCTATAACTTCGATCACATCTTTCTTACCAAACTGGTAAGTGTCACCGTTCGCCATACGGCTAACCATGTTCTGAGCTTCGCGCCACACATGGCTAATCTTCCAGTTCGCATCACGGTATATGTTAATGATGCGCCTTGCTTCATCCAAATCTATTTCAGTTCCAAACGATTTCAATTGTGCTTGAAATTTCAACGCACCCATGCCGTACCCAGCACCGAGGATCGTGGTTTTGCCAACGAACCGCTGATCTTTAGACACTTGGTCTTCTTGTATACCGTAGATCCGTGCAGCCATCTTGACGTACACATCCTCTTTCTTACGGAATGCGTTTGTCAGGTCAGTCTGCCCCGCAAACCACGCCAGCACCCGCGCTTCAATCTGCGACGAGTCACAGTCTATGAGTGTGTATCCGTCAGGCGCGACGATGCTTCTCTTTAACATCTTACCGTTAGGCCCACGGCTGGGTAGGTTCTGTAGGTTGATCTTGTCATCCCCGCCCCACCTGCCAGTGTGTGCCGCATAGTACCGCACAGGAACCGGCAGAGTTCCGCGACTTGAGATGTCAATGAATCGTTGCGTGCGTGTTTCTTCTAGGGTGCTCTTGTTACCTAACCTCGCAGCCACTAGCGCTTGTACGTTAGGGTTACTGTGCGTTGCAAGGCTCTTGAAACCTTCATCGGTTTTAGCGAATGCGTAGGCTTCTTTGCCTGTGGTAGTGCTGACTTTGGTAGGCGGCTCGACACCTTTAGATCTGAGTAGCTCGGCAAACTTGTCGTTACTCATCAGCTCTTTCTTGTCGGTCACGCCAGCATCACATAATAACTTATCCTTATGCTTCTTGATCTCTTGCAGATGCTCTTGCAGTAAACACGAATCTAGTTCTAACAGCGGATGTATAAACATACGCAGCGTGCAGTCGATGATCTTGAGTTCCTTCTTAGGGAATCCCTGCTTCAAGAACCTGCTGAACAGTCTGTAGGTAAGCTCCACGTCGTTGATGCAGTAGTCACCGTAACTGTCTAACTCGTCATCAGTAAAGTCTTCGCGGCGTTTATCTAGCGCGTTGAGTATCTCAGTGCCTTTGACACCTATATTGTATCTCTCCGCGAGTGCCTTGAGACTTCCACTAACCTCCACCCCATGTAAAGCGCGGGCGATACAAAGAGTATCAGCCCAAACGCGAGGACGAATATCAAAGAGCCAAGACAATATAGCGCCATCGAACATAGTGTTGTGAGCCAGTACCATGCTGTCGGCCCAGTTGAACTCGTCAAGGTACCCTTGAAGTTCCTCGCGTGTTCCAGAAGCCCATTCGGTAGCGCCATTGTTTACCTTTACCCCTACACCCACGATCTCGAAACGAGGGTCGCGGATATATTCTTCGGTTGTCATTTTGGTCAGTGAGAAGTCCTTACTGTAGAACGTCTCAAAGTCCAAGGTTATAAGATCCACTAGCTTGGTTCCTTTTCTTTCACGCGAGTGACGATCACGTCAGTAGTGATAGGTTTGCGTACCCAATTACCCCAAGTACCACGGTCATCTATGATGGCGAACCTTGCCATCTCCTCATCCTTAGCTTCTACGATTACCTGACGCTGTACGGTTTCCTCGAAAGTTACGATAAACTTCTTCATATCAACCCCCCAGCCGCTTGATCTCAGCGTCGATGTAAAATTTAATCTTCTTCGCATCGCGTAGCTCGTCGCTGTGAGATGCTTCGCCCATACGATAGCACGCACGGAATATCTCACCGATCTGCGAGTTCATATTCTTATGAGAGATTAGATCTTGTAGCTCCGCTGCCCCAGCAGGTAACTCGTAATAGGATGCAGTGCTACCATCACTCCGGCCTGCCAACGTCTGCATTATCGGTGCCGGTTGTGCATTGTCCGCCAGCTTTGTATCCGACAGCGGTGTTTTATGTACCTGTGGTTTTGGAATGTAGTCCTTGGATCTGACCACAGGAGTTGTTTTACAGAACTCTCGCTTGATCGCCCAAGCGGTTCCGTAACTACAGTTTGCCCACTCCGCAGCTTCTTTCGCTGTCGCTTCGGGGTTCTTCTTAAAATACTTACGCAGCTTTGCTGCCTTAGTCCCATTCGCCATCTCGGTCTCCTTTTGTTAAAAATCGAACGTCATCTGACGCTCATCCACTTCCCTTTCATTGAGGATGTCTGCCACCGTGTGCAGGTTGTCCTCGTTCACTACAGCAGCGATTCCACCCGCCGCTCTAATCTGGTTTATGTTCATGTCTTGCAGTGGCGTCGTCTTCCCCTTACCCGCCTTGCACTCAATACCAAAGAACTTACCGTTGTAGCACCCCACTATGTCCGGCACACCACTTCTACCGTAGCCTCCGGTTACAGGATAGAAGTAGTAAACACCTAACTTCTTTAGTGCTTCAGCCACCTTCTTCTTTACCTTTGCCTCTGGCGTCATTGCCATTACGTATCTCCTTTAACAAGTTAGTAACACTCGTCGTGAGTTTCTTCATCTCACGTTGGTTAGACGCAATAGCTTTGGACAGAAAAGAAAAGTCTTCACACATCTCGTCTGTCGCCTTTGCCATACGCTCAATCGAACGTAGGCTTGTCAGGATTTCTTCAAGGGACTGGTCATCCACCTCAAGCTCCACGCTTATCTTCGCCATCTGTTTCTCCTTGGGGACTGGTGTCGGTAACCCGTCACGCATATACCCAATAACTATTGTCGCCTGATCGCAACCCTACTCCCTCTATCTCTGACTGTTGTGGTTTCAACATATTCAGAACCGACAACTTGTTCATTAACTCGGTAGGTAAGGTCTCCGCGCCACGATAGATACCTCCATGTGGTAAGTCAATACATTCTGTACCTAAACAAGTCACTTGCCATATGTCTTTGTCGGGTTCTACCTTTACATGGTAGATGGCCCCTTTATGAGTTAACTTGTTTTGACTACCTAATGTATTGGCTATGTCCTCGATCATGCGTAGCGTTTCCATAGGATCGCGCATACGTCGATTGTCCCACCAATTAGCAGACATAGAACATATCCTCATCAACCTTCATGCCAACGCTGCTCACATAGTCACCTACGGGAGCCATGTTCAGCACGCTGACTTTGCCAAATAGATCGTTGTACTTGTCGTCCGTAGAATTTTCCCAGTGGCGTGCGTGCAGGGCATCAGTCTGTATGTAGTTATAGCCGATGTTGTCAATGTGCAGGGTATCCATGAACTGTGTTCCGTTGGGGATCTGCCCGATGTACACAAACGTAGGTTGACCGCCGATACCTCGCAAGTCTTCTGACTCCTGCATGTAACGTGTCACGTCCAACACTTTAGACTTCACATCCAGATCAGCTATCTGGTGCACCATGTTCTTGAGCGCAACCAACGCACGCGATTTGCTGGACAGCCCCAGATACTCAGCCCCCCCTTTCACTTTGGACTCGACCTCGCCTATCTGTAAGTCGCGCCCTTGGTCATAAGCCTTGGAGTGAATCGAAGCCATCTCACGCACCGACCAAGGTGTTAACGCTGCCGCAGCTTTCTTAACGGCAGTAGCAAGGTTCCCACTCCCGTGTCTGTAGTACTCATTGTTATCAGGCCGGTACCTTTGGTTCATAATCGTACGGCTCTGAACCTGCCAGTTGTCAGTATTAAGCAATTTACCCCGTACAAACGGCTCGTGCGGGTAATAGACATGACAAGAGTTGTGCATGTTCCTACTGAATTGCACGTCACGCATCTTCTTACGCAGCGCCTCTTGGAAGTCTCGCAGTCTCTCGCTGGGGGCTACGTCACGGTCAAATTCGTTCATAACACTGGTACGTATTAAGAACATATCGCTTGGTTTGTTAACCCACATATCATTCTCCTTTCGTTGTTGTTACTAGACCGCACGCTTGGTTGGCCCAGCGATTGAAACTTGCACGCACTTTCTTAGCGTCCTCTGGCGTAGTAGCGTGGTTCATATCAGATTGTATCATAAACACAGTTAGTAGTGGTAACCGTAGTTCATGGTCACTTGTTGTGAGTATGTGTTGTACCTCGTCACCATTGTACCTGTTACTTGAAGCCCACTGTGAGCTAGTCATCACGTTGGCCTTGCGTAGCTGGTTCTTGGCATCGCGTACATACTCCCAGTCGCGTATAGGTAACATCTTTCCTACATTACACGCCCACTGCCAGAACTCGTCGAGGTGTGGCTTCAGTTCTTTCTTGCGTACTTTGTCCACACGCGACTTGGGGTTGACCGGCTTGAACTCAGGACTGATTAGCGTCCAGTCACCAAAATAAATATCACCCACAGAGGTAGCATAGTCGGGTACTTTCGATTGGCGTGCGAACACCAGATGCTTTTGGTCATCCTCACGCTGAAACTGCTCAAGCCAGTGCGCCGAGGACGCGCCAGCAGTAATGTAATCCCACTGCGCTGCATCGACTGACCGACTCTTGGGCAGGTAATACTTGGTGTAGTACGGCGCTCGGTCAGTCTGATTCACCACCGCGATGTGCTGCCTACCGCCAGCGTCGCCAAAGTATCGTAGACTTACAGGTAAGAACTCAGCCAGAAACTGATACCGGCTTGTGTGTGCACCATCGCCCGTCCCATTGCGTACCTTGACCGTCTCTACATATGTCCCATCAGGTTGCACTTGGATGTCCCACACAATAGGTGACAGATTGTGTGTATCTACAATCGACGTAGGTATCGGATCGCGCTGGTAGTAGGTGCGAGTAAAGTCTGGGTCACCGTACCCACCGTCGCACAAGGCGTAGCAAGTAGGTGATAACTTAACAATGTGTTCCCACTTACGGTCTCGTCTGTGAGCAGGACGTAGATCATCCTCCTTCTTGTGGTGTTTGCTGACCAGTGGCTTGGTGCCGTTGTACTTGCGCTCGACGTGCCAGAACGAGTCCATTCCTTTTCTAAATCCGTATGCCATTACCTTTTCCTTACATGTTGCTTGATTGAATGTGTACGACCTTGCCCGTATCGGGAGTCGCACGCTTGTTGTCCAGAACACACCACAGAGTCGGGCACTTCCATGTACCCCAGTCACCGAACAGGTGACCATCGGTGAAGATGATCGTTGCTTGCGGCTTGATCTGATGTTGCTGCATGTACTCGACCACGCACTCAACATCGGTGCCGCCACCACCTTTGGGTCTGGTAGATTGAGCCAGCGTGTCTAGCTCGTGCGTAGCGTATGACTCGTCACCCACAACCTCGTGACCCCAGTACAGTAAGCGAACCTTATCGGGCTTGATCGTAGTGCAGATCGACTGAACCTCGGATAAGAACAAGGCCACCGCTGTGTCACTGATAGACCCTGACGTGTCAATGGCAAGCACAAGCTCATCGACTCTCTCGCTGATACCGCTGGGCAGATACACACCGGCACCAATGTACCGGCGATTGGGACGTTTCCATGTGGAGTAGTCGTTACCCGTACAGGTTGTCTGAATGAACTCACGCAGTACCTCGCGCCAGTTGACCTGCGGCTGCATAAGCTCATCGAACCTGCGGTTGCCGTTAGCACCCAGCTTGCCAGCCATCATGCTGCCCTGACGTATTGCCACGTCGATGTCTTTCTCAAGCTCTTTGATCTCATCGTCCGACAGCTTGTTGGCTTCTTCCCAATCATGCTCATCAAAGCCTTGGGCGGAAGACGTACCTTGTGGGTTACTACCACCTGACCCGTTAGGTGGAACTGGATTGCCGTTGCCGGTGGGTGGTTTGCCTCGTCCCTTCTGTTCTTCTCTCAACTTGTGGAAGATAGCAGCCGAGTCCATCCATGCCCCATCGGGCTTGCGGAACTTCTCGTCATACAAACCTTGGTACTTGCCAGTGGGCATCTTGGCGAACCCATCCTCACGGTTGTCATCTATGATGGTGCCGTTGATGTAGTAGTCACATGCTTGGTTGGCTAGGCCCGGATCAATGTCGTACATCCACCTGTAAGTTGTTAGGTGGCGTAGTAGCTTGTGACCCTCGTCTTCGTGCAGCGCAACAAAGCGAAGCTCGGCATCGGTCAGTGCATCGACCATCTCACGTCCGAACACCACATCGCGTCCGTTGGTACATGCAGTCGGTACGTCATTGCTGACAGTCTTGGTGCCGATCATGAGAACACCAGCCAGTGCGATGTATCTGTCATGCGCCGTGATGTCCACGATTGCCTTGGCGATCCGCTGCTCGGCGGTCAGTTGTTGGTTTAGTGCTAACATGTTATTTCACTCTCCATATTTGTATTGTTGAGTCTTGTTTGTCACATCTCACCGTTACTTTTTGATTAGCCCTTTTTGCTATGGCAGTTAGGGAGCTAGCGCGATTGCTTATCCCTCTGCCGCTCTCATTTTTTCTGTCCAAATCAAATACAACGGAGTCGCCTACTTCCCACATCTCCACAAGATCATATATATCTTGATGTTTTCTGCGGGCACCCGAGTCGCGCTGAGGTAGCGGTGCGTTCTTTATTATCTGAATCATGTTGTCTCCTTACACCTTGTCCGCTGCGAACATGTAGTTGTTGTTCATAGCCCACTGTGTGAACTGCTTGTTCTGCATGACCATAGACTGCTTGGTCTTGTTGTACTTACTTGCCCGAACACCGTTGGCAAACAGACTCTGGAACTCAGTGCCGAGGCGCAGCATGTAAGTCATCCACGCATCCATCCACTCACGCTCAACCGTTGACAGTGAACGGAACACCACCATGCAAGTAGCTGATGCTGATGTCGGTATCTTGGCGTTCTCTGGATCAGTCTTGATTGACTCCAATGACGGTAGCTGGTCAGCCAGCTTGAGGAATGCCATGAAGTCCATAGCTGCGCGAGCACCGATAGTACCGATGAGTGCTGCTGTTAACGTGTCATCGTCAAGCCCATCACGGTTCTGCAAGATGTCACTCGCTGCATGTAGTGAACGTGGCGTACAGAACGCAGTCCGACCTACCGCTTGTGGGTGAAAGATGTACTGGTTGTCATCTGGATTCGGCACATCACGGAAGTCTTGCATGACCTGCGGATTGTCTTTGACCCAGCCGAGTATCGTGTGATCGACACCGTTGCTGATGCCCCACTCGACCCACTCCATAGCGTCGGGCTTCTTGGTCTCAACAACCGTCAGGCGATTCAGTTGGTGTGGCAGTAACAAGTCACCCACACCCTCACTGCCGAGGTTAGTCGTGGCGAACACAATAGAGTCTTTGTGCAGTGTGTAGCTGCCGATCTTGCGCTCCAGCATCAAACGCATCAGGGCGTTCTTCACTGCGGGGTTGGCCTTACCTAGCTCGTCGATCATCAGGATGATGGGCTTGTGGTTGTGCACGCCAAGCTCTTCGTTGGTCAGGTATGTCACATAGCCGGTGCCGTCATCCATCTTGGCGATGTTGGGTATCGTGATGTCACCCAAGTCCTT